TCTTGGTATTGTTAATCAAGTCCGGATACGCACGTTGCCAGCCAAGCAACGGTTCGCCACCTGTAATAACTAAGTGTTCATCCTTCCAATGATCCTGAGGAAGAATTTCACAAATACGATCCGCGATTGCTTCACTTGTAAGCATTGGCGATAACTCTTTAAAGTCCGGATGCCATGACGCATAGCTGTCACAACCTGTGCTGACTAAGGGCAAGTCTTCGTATTTTGTAAACGGCGTAATCATTTTGTGTGTTGCCGCAATATCAGTTGCTTCGTGGCTAGATTCACCACGTGGCATACCAAAGCCAGCGCATTTAAAGTTACAACCAAATGTGCGTAAGAAAACAGACGGTACACCCATGTAACGTCCTTCACCTTGGATACTGTAAAACAGTTCTGCTATTTTAATTTTGCTCATATAATCTTTCCTAACCCTGCATAGATAAGTTGATCTAACTCTGTCTGATAGTCAGTACGACCCATTCTGCGTTTAAGCCAAATAGCCTCTAACAAGTCCTTAGCATCGCCTGGACTGTCTGCTGACAACTCGCCACGTGACTTTAGTTCATCTAGTAGATCATTTGTGTCAAAGTCGCTGAGATCAACATCAACTTCGACTTCTGTGTAAATTGTTTTATACATTTTCTTTATTTTCGTAAATGTTAGACCAAATTTTTAATTTTTCAATTTTTGCTTGTTTAGCAACATTTAGGCCTTCGTCACTGACAACATTATAATATTTTAACAGATCTATCATCGCAAGTAAATCCCCAATCTCACCTTCTAAGTGTTCTGCATTGGTTAATGGTTTTCCAGGTTTAGCATTGTCTAATCCAAATCGAAAACATTTACTAATTGCTTGGGTAACTTCAGCACATTCTTCTTGTGTAATTAACAGTACTTCTCTTAGTTGATTATTCATATAAAATCCTCAAACATTTTTTTTCGACCTTTTTCACCTAGCTCGTTGTCAAATATGTCTTTAACTGTGGTCATCATAGCACAGGCCATCATTAATAAATCTTCTCTACTGTCGCACATCATAATTTGACGTTCAATTGGTTCCATTAACTCAGTCATTCTTTTAACAGTTTCTTTTCTATCCATTTTTTGCTCTTTCTGTGAGATATGTTTCGTGATGGATCCATTCATCTTTAACAAGGAATCCCCATTCTCTTTTTTGAGGGCCTGGCATAAACAACGTCCATGCGGTGATGCTAGGGTCTAGTTCAATTCTATGATAACTGGTAGCACTACATATACGAAAATGACCTGGTCCACGCCATTTAGCAATTTCGTTAAATTTTCTTCCTTCTTTATTAAACTGAGGAATCCATTCCCAATAGCCGCCTTTTAGTATAAGTGTAGCATAAGGCCATGGATGATCATGTACATCATCGGGGTCTGATTTAAGAAATTTGTGTAAAAATACATTAAACGGAAATATATTTCGATCTTTTAGAAACAAATAATATCTTTCTAGATAAGGCTCGTTATTAAGCCTATCTGGAATAATTCGTTTTCTACCCTGGTGTTCTAACCAATTTAAAAACCATTTCATTGAGAACTCTCTATAAATTCGTGAAGTTTTTTAACAGCCTCGTCAAAGTCTATAGCCCAAACTTTGGCTTCTAAAATACTTCCAACAATTTCCATATCAAACGGAATAACACCATTGAATTTAAAATCATCTGGTATTTCAGTTGTTACTACAAATTCTTGCAGGTGTTTAGCCCTAAAGATTAAATTATTAGCCATATCAACAGAATTCATTATTTCTCCTCGTCCGGATCACCGGCAATTCCTTGCCATTCTTTAATTTTGATTTCTTCTGTGCTAGAGCCATCCTCTTGCCAGCTACTAATCCAACGACTTCCGGTCCATTTGGCTTGATGCGTATAACTGTTTTTACCCGGGGTACGAATCATGTACAGACCTTCACGTACAGGCTTGATCTTTCTAGGGAACCACTCGGTCATTGGATACTCAATATCATCCATGGTAGAATATTTTTCCCAAGTGTTTGAATCTTTGATCAAGTAAAAACCAAAGTCACTGCTTTTGCCATTGGTATCGCCACCCCAGTTGTCAACCTGTTCACCGTCATAGGTTATCATGTTGATGATATCATTACCGTCAATTTCGTCGTAGCCCAGTTCTAATTTTGAGATATTAAATGGAGTTTTGAGGGGAAGCTCACCTTCAAAGAAAGTACCCTTTTCGTTGCTCACGCCGAAGAATACCACTGTGCCTACAGGTTGTCCACCAATCCAATATTCCTCGCCACCACCCCACTCAGGTTCAGGATTACCGTCACTGTCTTCGTAGCCTGTGATATCTCCCAATTGTTTTTCATAGACAACATCTTCATTCTCGTCCATGATCTGTAGGGTACCTGCATTTCGATCTACTCCGTGTTCGTGACAGAGATTATCACAATCATAGTAACTGCCTGGAGTAAATGGCCACATTTCTTCAGGAATATCATTTTCTTCTGCGTAGTCGCTATCCCAGGCAAAGTCACTTAGATTCAATCTACGTGATCTAAAGTAGTCGTAAATTTTACGATCTACTGTGCCCATAATATATTCCCCGCCATAGCCCCATAATTGAATCTTATAGGTACGTGGTGTGAATTTTAAGATCTCTATAAGTTTCTCTTTTTCTTCTTTAGTTGCCATCTGCTAGTTCCTTTACTTGATATTTTGATAATGGATACTGTTTTTGTAGCCACTCTAATAACCCTTCTTCATAGGGCAATCGTATGCTATCGTATCTATTGGTAATATATTTCATCGTGGTGCAAATTCTTGTTGTAGTTTAATGTTGTCAAAAAACTCTTTCTTAGTATTACCATCAGTATTAAACGCACCTTTTAATACTGTTGTCTGTGTAAGACTAGAGTGTGCCATAATGCCGCGATTCTCACAGCATCCGTGAGTGGCCTGTATATAGACGCCTAGATTTTCTGCTCCGGTGGCTTTTTGTATTTCTCTGGCAATGTCGTTGCAAAGTTCTTCCTGTAGTGTTCCTCGACGAGCACACCATTGTGCGATACGAGTATATTTAGAAAGACCAATGAGTTTATTAGCGGCAATGATACCGATGTAGGCAACCCCAGATACAGGCTGGTGATGATGAGAGCACATGGACCGTAACTCACTTCGAACCACAAGCATGCCTTCGTAGCGATCTGCCGAATCATTGGGAAAAGCGGTTGCGTCTGGTGCTGGTTCATATCTTCCTGCCATTATTTCATTAAAGTACATTTTAGCCAGTCGTCGGGCTGTACCTTTACTATTAGGATCATTTTCGCGATCAATCAATAGTGCGTCTAATACGCTTTCAAATGCTTCTGTAGCATCGTCAATTAGAATTTCTATATCACCGTTGTGTAGGTAGTCGCTAATATTATCTCCAGCCCAGAAACGTTTGTTCTCGCGTTTCATCTTGGCACGAATAGTATTACCTAGATATCCAACTTCGTATCCTTTTTCGTCGATATCTAATATAGATTCTTTTTTATTGTTATCGATGTCGTCATTACTTATATATATGTTACTATAAACCAATTTATTATTCTCCGAGTTAATGTCGAGGATGACATATAGTGTAATACTACACTATTATTTAGATTCAGTCAACCTTAACAATGTATTTTTCTTAACAGCCGAATCAAGCACATTCATTCGTATATCAACTTCTTCAGCCAATTTTATCAAGGCAGATGTGTCTTTAGGAAAACACATTCCAGCAAATCCTAAACTTCCATCAAGGCCCGGTACCTTCATATGACTTGTTCCAATACGAGTATCCATAGTTACCATTTTAGCCACGGTGTCGTAATCGCATCCTAATTTTTTAGATAATGAATAAATTTCATTCATAAAAATTACTTTAGTTGCTAAAAAACTATTAATTGTATATTTGGCAAGACTGGCCTCCTCTATAGTACAATGTACAACATTGTCTTTTAGATCTTGAGTAAGTTTTATAATTCTTTCAGCTTCATTTCTGTAAGCAGAAACATCCCCGCCAATAAAAGAGAACTTACCATTGGCGTAATCTCTTGCGGCATTGGCCGCAGTTAGGAATTCTGGAGAATGAACTAGATTTTTATATTTGTTTTGTAACGCTCTATAGGCCAAAGGCGGTGCCGTACATTTACTAATAATAACACCTTTAAATCCAACATCTTCTAAATTTTTTAGAACGCTTTCTAAAATACCTGTATCACACGTGCCGTCATCTGCTTGGGGACTAGGTACGCAGACAAATACTCCGTCAGCATCAACAAGATCTTCGTATTTTCCTAAAAATCCTTTGCTGGGATCAATTAAGACAGTGCTGTTGAATATGTAGTTATGATCTACTGATTCTTTAATTGCGTTACCTACAAATCCTAAACCAATAATACCAATTTTATTTCTGTTAAACATCATTTAATATTTCCTAGTAATTTAGTTGCGCTAAAAAAATATTTAGACAAATCTAATGTCTGCTTGCGTAATTGTGATATTCGTTTTTCATAATGCGTCATAGTAACAATGATGTGATGACATAATTCTTGTCTGTGTATAATGTAACTATCCCAATCTTGAGTCCATTCGCTAGGATACTTAAATCCGTCATAATACATTTCACTATATGACAAGCGATCTGGTACCATAGGAATAGCATCAACAAGTGCTCCTTCATAACAGCCGATACCTAGTGTTTCCTGTAGGCTAGCACTAAACACAATTTTAGATTCGCCTAGTAAATTATGATACTCATTCTTTGTTAGCTGTTGATCCTGACACACAATAAATTCATATTGAGGTAGTTGTTCTTTAAGATCTCTAAAAATCTCAACCTGTTTTTCTGGTGCGATGCGATGTGGGAAAAGAATTAAATCACGCTTGGGCATATTTTTATATGCAGTTAGTGTTGTATCCATGTATTCCATAGGCCAGCCTGTACGAACCATTTTGCCACTGTCGTAACGTTCGGCATAGTCTTCTTCGTACCACGGATTTTCTTCTTTAAGACCATCCATGAGTAATTCGTCTATGAACAACTTAACATGAAACTCTGTAGCAAAGTAGTTGTGGTCAAATGCCCAAAAATAACTTTTCTCTGCATGTCTGACCCAAGGCTTCTTACCAACTAGTCGACCTAAGAAGTCTTGCGGATCATAACTACCAGCATGCCACAAGCCATGCGTGACCACTGGAATACCAAGTAGCTCACTCATGTATTTAAGATTGATGATACCAGGGTGCCAAGCATCAGTAAAGATAAAGTGATCGCCGGGATGAACGGCTCCGTTACAAAATAGCCGACCCATTTGCTCAACTTGACTAGCCTTGTATATATTGGTGCCACCAAAATTAAGAAACGCTCCCGGAGTGGTGGCTGTAGGAATATCCTCAGGGCCAGAAATAATTTCGACATTGTGTCCTGCCTTTTTAAGTAGATTAGGTACATGAGCCTTCCATTGACCCGTGTACCTAGTTTCAACACTTTCCAGGTCAACTAGAAAGACTTTAGCCATCAGTGTTCCTGACGAGCACGGTTTTCCCTACGAGCTTTACGCTCTAGATATTCCTGCTCGCGCTGGAAGTTTCTATACTCAAAGGATCTATAAAGATCCTTTGGGTCGTAGTTAAGAAGATTGAATCTGCAATAATCCAACCATGCATCAAGGTCATCAAAAACCTTAGCGGTTTCGGGCTTCATGCGAAGCGTCTTTTGAACGTAGGCAGGTATATTTGCCATAGTTATTCTCCCATATAAGAGACGTGGTTAATAAAAGTAAGTGTGGCGCCATTCTCGCCGTCTTCACTTACATCGATAATGGTCTTGCGACCAGGGTATCTTGCTTTGATGATGTCGTTAAGATCACGAGCAATCATCTCACAGGAACAATGGTTGAGCTCTAATGTGCCGTCACTGTAGCACTTTTCAAGCCAACGCTTAAACTGAATAAACTCAATATCTCGGTCATCTTGATAGACCTGAATATAAACTTTAAAATGGAAAATGTGTCGATGTGGGGTTCCAAGAAAACTTACATCATATTCGTCGCCTGTGGCTAACTTAGGGTCTGTTGCCGCGGCAGGGTACATATGAATACCTTCTTTACGGAAGGTTACCCAAATCATTGATAAATCACTCATCCTACTACCTTGTCGTTTTTATATTGATCCCAACTTGTAAATTTACTACGATCTTTTAAATCATGCAGGCTGTGGGACCATACACCTGGGTTAGTTGCTTTAAAATCTTTGTCATCAATTTTAATCATAGTATTATAATTCCATAATTTAATATACGGAATTGGAACTCGTATTTGTGGAATAAAATTATCACGCTCGTTTAACCCGCCGTCATTGAATTCTTCTACAGCGTTCAATGGAATATCTAAACTACACAGATAATCTCTGTCTAAAAAATATAGGATCATATCTTCCCACAATTTCCATTCTTCTGGAGACTGCGGATTAAAACTGTGATTAGCACCAAAGAATATATGTTCCTGACCATGTAATCTAACAACAATATTATCAATAGGATGAATACCAACAACAAACAATGTTTTTAATCCATATGCAGGTGTATGCTCAATTTCTTTACCAGTAAAGAATGTAATATTATCTTTAACACCGTCTGTGTAATCACGATTCATTTTTCTGCTGCCTTTGTTGATATTGATACTCACGTTTGAGCCAATATTTGTAGCGATTAAAATATTCTTCTAAACTATAGCCTTGTTGATTAAAAAAATTATGCTCATCTCGATTTTCGTACCATAAGTTACGAACCCAACTTCGAAAGTGAGAATCTTTTTTGTTCATATAATATAATACAACAAATTTTAGATTTTGTCAAGATATAGATTCCTCCAATTCACGAAGATCATTATCGTCTGGATTTTCTAAATCTAATTCTTCAACTTTGGTAATTTCTTCAACATCAAACAAACTAGTAAATGTATTTTGTTTTGGCCCACCTTGTAGTCGAGCACCTTCTAAACTGGTTAAAAATGCACGAGCCTGGCGGCTGTCAATCATTTCAAATGCTTCAACTTTAGTTTTGGTATTGAATAGGTCTTCAATAAAACTAGCAAAATATAAAATGTTACGTGGAACCCAATCACTATATTGATCAGCATTACTTTCTGCATCTTTAAGTTTATGCCAATGTTTCCATGTTAGTTTATCTTTGGTCTTGGCAACTTCGATGTCCATTAATTGCTGAGCACGTTGTACAGCAACAATATGACAATAGACATTATGGCCCATCATTAGTGCATAGGCAAAACTATCCCAAGAAGTTTTGCCTTCTTTGCCAATCTTGTTTAACATACCAGGTGCATAATGACAAATATCACCCATTGTTAATCTGCGGCCGATTTCGCTTTCGAAGGGAAACGGAATGTCGGATCTGGCAAGTGCTTTGTTGTCTGGTGCTTTGTCCATAATAACGCTCCACCTCTTGGTAGTGTGTTGTGCGTTGGTATAGACAAGTCCGTGGGCAGTGGCAATGAACGGTGATGCGCAGTCAAAAGATATGGTAATTTCTTCATTAATGTGTTTCCTAATTTGTCTTTGAATTAACGTTAAGTAACAACTCCAGTCAAGTTGTGCTGTACCCAAGAAGTGGATCCAGTTTTTGCCCTTCAGCAAACCATCTTCACGCAAGGTCATAAGACGCTTAAGAGTGATATCCATTTTACACATGTTAGCACCACCAAAGGCCCAACCTTCTGCTTCACGTCCTGCATACTTACCTTTAGGATCGCTGAATTCTTTTACACCTGCATACCACTTTTCAGCGGTGTCCCAATCTGAACCTTGTAGAACATTGAGCCATTTAGTTTGACCTAATCGATTCATTAGGAAGTAATCGTTATTGTAGCGTGTCTTGTCTAAACAGTCATCAAATGTTTTTAAGCCTGTCTTCGGACTATGTATGTGATCGCAAGCCCATGTAGGAACGTCTAACATCATTGACCAGTCGGCTGTAAGCTCTAGCCATTCTAAAATACTTTGGCGTGTCTTAGTAGCACTTTTACCTTCAAAGTCTAACCAGTCAAATTTTAAAACACCCTTACCAATCTGATATCCACCTGAGTCACCTAGAATCATTGTGTTACTACGATCACGCTGTTGGATCATTGATTCTTGCGTCAATGATTTGTTTAGGTCTAATTGTGCATGACCTGCTGAATACAACCCATATTTGTAGGTAAAGTATCCTTCTTCCGGATTTAGAAAGTTCATTCCTTCAATGCCACGATCAAACCCTTGAGGAATACGATCCTTGGGTACAAATTCTTCTAGTCGTTGTTTAGCAACGTAAGTACTATAGAAACTACTAATAGCTGGCAAATAGACAGCATAGTCTTTCTGTAGCGGCGTTAAATTAACTGGTGGATTCTTCATGTATTAATATCTCTGTTACTTTTAATTGTTCTTCTAATTGTTTTACTTCTAGCTTGGCATTATTTAGGTTTTGTCTGGCAGCTTTGACAGCAGGATGATCCCAAGGGGTTGTTATTAACAGTTCTTCTTCTTTCATCTTGTTCCTCGCCCACTCTAATAACATTAGTGTTTCAGTGTCAAGCTCTACAGTGGCATAACTAGTGTTCATAAGGATCCATGTATTGCCGTCAAACACCTGCATATCTGTGCCCCAAACTCTAATCATTCCTTGCACAGGATTGGCTGGATTTGAGTTAATGTACGGTACGCTAGTGTTACCACCATTTACAGCAATGCCACGACTGCCCATTAAACCTTTTATCATGCGTTAGCTGGAATAATATACTTGTAAGTAGCAATACCGCTGTCTAGTGTAATTTGCATAGCACCTTCGTTACTAAAACTAATCTTAGCATTGTTGGCATCTGCAATTTTAAGAATACTTAAAACACTAGAAATAGGCCAAGTCCATGCTTTATTTAGGTTTCCTGCAACATTCTGTGCAAAAATAAATTCACCACCGTGTGTTGCTTGATCACCAAATATGAACTTTAAGTTGCCGCCTTCTGTTTTAGCAAGGAATGTGGTGTGTTCGTTATTTGCCCCAGCTTGGAAATTAAAACGTTGAATAGCCTGTACTGCGGGTTCAACTTCGACATCCCACTTAACGCCTCGGAATGTAACAGTTTTAAGTTTTTCATTAATGATTTCAGTGTTCATAAAACGATAATCATTTTTAAAGTCTTTGGCTGCGTTTTCAAAATGAAGTCCTACTGGTAATACTTCTCCATTACGATCTTGTTTAACAACTTCAATGGATGCATTTTCTTTGTATTCTGGACAGTCAATTAGATATTTGAGTTTGTTCAGCTGAGGCATTCCAAAAACACCAATCATATCTGGATGCGGTGTTGTAGTTTCCGCCGTCATAATAACTGAGCGGTCATCCGCCATTGAAGTAATGGATGTTTTTTCTGAATCACCTGTAATTTTAACAGTGTTGAGAAAGCCGAGATTGTGTGTATGGCCGACGATGTCTTTTAGTAAATCTTGCATATTATAGTCCTTTGTATGATTTTAATTAGATTTTTGAGTTTTGTCAATATATTTTTATTCAAAAGTGAATAAACTTCCGAATGTATTATTTTGTGTAGTTGATTCTAAGTCCCACTCTAATACACCGATTAAATTATCAATTTTATTATTAATAATTGTTGTTTCCATTTCTGTATGATCAAATGGAAGTTCTTGAAACCACTTAGGCAGTCTCAATTCATCTGTTGGAAATGCTACAGATGTATAGCCCAGGGGATTATCTTTCATTTTGCAGACAATTACTTTCATCCCATCTACAATCTGCTGACTATACTTGTCATCATTCATGCGTTTTAATGTATTCCAGTTAATGCTAGCACGAACGTGTCCGGGCATGTTAGTTTTACCTTTTTTGGCTTCTTGGGCCTGGTACTCAGCAATATTGTTAGCACGTTTTGGACTACCTTTTTCCCAACCCGGGCGAGCCTTAAATTCAGTTCGAAATTCACTAATCATGTCTAAGATTTCTCTTTCTTCAGAACCATTTAGTACCTTAGTCAATACTTCTTCTAGAAATTTTTGCATGAATTCTGGAGTATCACTGCGTTTAAGATCTAAGCCCATGGCTTTGATTTTGCCAGATTTTCCTTCTACATCTTGACGCTTGCCTTCTTTATCATAGTAAAGAACAGCATAACGTTTTTTAGTGATGAATAATCCTTTACTGGCTACAATCTCTCGACCTGCTTTAATAACTTCTCCTCGACTCTTTGGACAATGAAAAACGTCAAGCATCAGCTGTGGAAATGTTGAATTTACCTCGTCTGATATAGAATCATAAAGTTGTATTACAGTATCTTTATTCCATGCAATTTCTTTTTTATCGATTTCTTTACGCAAACTAGTGTATGCAGTAAAGTATGCACTATCAGTATCTCCATATATAATAGCCTTGCCTATGTGATTGTACTCGCCTGTAATAACTTCGTTTATTTTCCCGGCCATGTGTCGAGCAATGCTTCTCCCAGTAAGTGTGGTTGATTGACCAATACGATTGTCAAAGAACCGACAACCAGCGTTAAGGATAGCACCGTACAAACTGTTAAGATTAATCTTTTTAACAAGTTGTCTTTTGTCCCAATACTCTTCTTCAATTTTATTCTCCGCTTTAATTGCTTCTTTTAATTTGGCCTGCATCTCTTTACGTTCGGCGTACCAACGTTTGAGTAATCCAGGAATAATACCTTCCTTTTCGTATGTAAAGATTGTACCATTGGCACTTAACATCCACGGTTGATTGCTTTCAAATATCATGTCATATATTTGAGCACCACTTAGTACATCTGTACTACCTTCCTCCCAATCTACAATGATATCATTAGCCTTGTCCTTACCCATAACAAATTCATATTCATTACTGCCAAACTTACCTTCCCATGCCGCGGCAAAGGTCGCACCTTTAGCCATCTTTGCTTCAATCTCTGTTTTGGTATATGTTTGACGCAGTTGACCTTTAATAGTTTCTGGACCCATATTTAATGCACGAATAACACTTGGATACAGACTGTTGATGTCCATCGACCCAATCCAATCATGCAATCCTTTCTTAGGATATGCAACATACGCACCCGCGGCTTGTGTGTCGGTTAGATCATCTCTGTTTTTCCTAGTAGGAACAATCATACCTCTATGGTGTGCTTCATTAATAATAGCCTGTTCTGTAACTGCTACAGCACCCATAGTCGTTCGAATTAGCACAGTATTTTCATGAGCAACTGTATTAGCAAGATCGATAAATTTAAGTTTTTTATCTAGTCTATCAAGTAGGGCACAGTCTTGTCTATTGTATCGAATAAACTCTTTAAAATCATTGTTGTACAATTGATCTAATGTACCTTCGTACTGAATCTTTCTTTCACCTAGTTCATATTCCGCAATAGCATCTAGTCTATACGAATGTCTTTCTTCATAGGTATATTTTCGATATAGTTCTAAGTAATCTACATGAACTCGCCCTACAAAATCATAAGTTTCGGCAGTTTTGCCAAACTTTTCATATTCACGTTTTTTAGGAAATTGGTTAAACAGACAAAATCTACGAGTATCTTCTTTGCTTAGTACCTTGATTGTTCTATTAACAGTATAAGGAATATCAAAGCCTTCGCTGTTCCAACCACTGACTGCATCCGCATCATCAATTAGATTTAAAAAAGTATCCAGCATTTCTGCCTCGCTGGTAAAAAGATAGGTATTGGGGAATTCTTTAACTGCTTCCTCTGCTTCTTCCATAGTCATAGTCTTTGGTGGCATGGCAAGACATACCATAGTTTCCATCCATTGTAGGTAAACAGCAATGGCAGTAATTGGCATAAACGCATCATCAGGTGATGCATAGCCACGTTCTGGATCAAAGTCTACCTCAATATCGAAAAACGCTACATTTAATTTAGGAGAATCTTTGCCGAGATAATTTTCTTCTAGACAACGGAATACGGGCTTAATATCAGATTCATACAATCGACTGTTGCTGTGTATGCGTATTTCTTTTTGATATTCTTTCCAGCTCTTAGCTGAAACTTTAGACAGGGGTTCCCCGTAGATTGAACGATATTTTCCTCTACTATCTTGATAGTAAAACAAATATCTTGCTGGGTAGTCTTGATAGATTCTACCCTTTTTTGGATCACGTTCTACGACCTTGACTAGATCGGTGTCGCGATCCCATATGGCATCAACGTAACTCATAATTTCTCCTCATGTCATTTTCGGCTGACAAATACCTATCGTGTCATTTATGGCTGACCGACCATTGGCATATTATTTACTACGAATAGCCCGCTCATGAAAGAATACAGGATTGTCAGGGTAAAAGTGTTCAGGATTATCTTTAAAAATAGTCCAATGATTTTCAATTCCGCCAGAAATTCCTATGTCTAGTAACATAAAAGGATCTAAGTCAAAGAATTTAAGATTAACTAACTCTTTAAGCACTAGCGGATTGTAGTTGATCCTAGGAGTACTCATGCAACTAACATTCTAATTAGGCCAATAGTATCAATGGTAGTCAGCAATAGGTAATTAGCCAGCATTCCAAAACTCTTCCTAGTCCAAGCAGCCCAAGCGTACATAGCACAACCAGTAATCCATATAGGATAGAGAATAAGAAGGGGTGGATGTGGTACTGTGGCCGCCATCGTAATGCTACACCCGATAGATATAGCCCAAGCAAGCAACTCAACAAAAAAGCGAAAACTATTGGTACGATAGTCATCTCGAATCCAGGAAAAAATTCCATGTACGATATCGTTCATTATTCTTCACGTCGCGTAGCATGTCCGCTGATATCAACAATAGTTTCTAAATCGTCAAATTCACGGAACACTTGATCCCATGTATCTTTTTGTGCAATACGTATTGCTTTTTTAATTACACTAGGTTTGACTTCTAGTTCTTCTGCTACTGCTTTAATAGTGTCATTAAGACCCTCGGTTAAGTCTTGGATTTCTTGTAGTACAGTGACACCTTCTGCAATAATTTGTTTAATTTTAGCCTGTTCAGGCGCCCCAAATGCTTTTCCCATGATTTTATCCTTATAGATAAAGTATATATGCTAGGGAACAAATAGTCAAATTATTTTATGCCAATTTTTATCCATCGGCGATATTCTGTTTCTGGGTCTTCTAATCGAATCTCACCTTCAAAGAATGTTTTTTCCATAGGGTATTCATCTATAAATTCTTTTAAATTTGCATTTTTGGTGTTATCAGTATTATTTCTATCCTGTAACGCCACTAAAATTCCCTTAGGAATATTTTCCCACCACTGGTTGCTACCTATATCTTGTATGCTGGTGTTAATGATAAGGCTATCAGAATCTGCTTGCCTATAATTTAATTGATTGACATCTTTTAACATACTATCTAGTCTGTTGCCGATGTTCATTTTATTCAATAGATCTTTAGAAAATTCTAGATACTCTTTGTTAATATCAACATTTATTATTTTTTTAAATTTGACGTCAATTTCAATTAACATAGCGGCCATATTACCATACCAAGACCCTAATATATAGATAGTAGAAAATTCTTGGTCTAGTTTTTTAAGTTCCTCGCACATCCATTTTTTACTTCTAAGTAGATCGGGGGTATTACTACCCCCGAATGTTAATGGACTGCTTTCTTGTATGTCTCTAAATTTCATATCTTTTCTATATTATTTGCCCTTGCCAAAGTTATATACTTTGCCATCGGGTCCTTTCATACCTAGATGCATATTAGGATATTTAGAATGTAAAGAATTAATTATATTTTGCGCGGCATTCATTCCTTCTTGACTAGGCTGTGCTTTTGTATATTCCCACTTACCGTTTTTAGCAATTACAACAGCATACATGCCACGGTCTTCATGATCTAATTCGTGATGCATTTCTCTACTTTTAAAGTCACGCTTATCACTTCCGTCCATGCCTGCAACACTAGAATCGTAATCTCTTTGGGCGGCATCATGCTTACCAGTCATTTCACTTAGTTGTTTAGATAATCTACGTACTAGTTTGTTTTCAAATGCATCACTGGTATGCTTTTCAAACTGGCGATATTCAATAAAGTGTTTAGAACTACTAACAGCTTCGCTGGCCTTAGTTAATTTCATGCTAACCCAACTGGCTAGATTATCTCCCGGTTTGATTATTTCCATTAGTTTAATACTATACTCAACAATCATTTCTAAGTTTTCGCGAGCCATACTACCGTCAGATTCGCCTTGTTCTGCGTCATCTATGTTATCATCGTCTTCTTCAATATCTTCAACTTCTGGCTTACGACCATTAATGTTTTTATAATCTAGATAATGATAAACTTTGTCTAGCATACTGGCTGCTGATGTTAAATTGCCTTGCACCCAACCGTCAATAGCATCATTTGATTCAATAATTTTTAATAGAGCCATACCATACTTGGCATTACGATATAATTCGCTTAGGGCCATACTAGCTTCGTGGTTGCTTTCAGGAGGAGGTGCTCCCATGATATCTTCTTTTAATATACCTTCTGTTATATCTTCAGCTAATTCTGCGGTTTTATGTTTTACTTCACCTTGTTTTGCGGCTTTCTTTTTATCTTTGTGTGCGCCAGCACCACTGCCGATAGCATTTTTTGCTACAAAGTTTCTTGGCCTTGAAGGAGCAACTGTTTGTTTCTTTTCTTTATAACCTTTTTTACCTTCGTTCATGACATTGTCCTTTTAATTACATTTGATTCTTTTTTGTTACTTTCTGGAACAACAAATCCTAGTAAGTTTGCTTTCATTTTTTTGCCGTTACTTGACCGTTGTCTTCCGCCTGGTAGAGATGGTACCATTGCAGACGTTGTTGCACCCATTGATCCAGTTTCAAACAATTCTTTTATTTTCATTTTTTATTCCATTGACTAACTGGGCTTAGTATATGCGTGTCGTCTAATTCTTTACTTCGCATGTCGCCTTTATTGATATCTTGATTACTTGCACCTACAGCTTTTGCTGCCTGGATAAACATTTTTTGTTCTAATTCAGAATAAGGTTGAGTTGTTTTTTGCTTTCCGTGCCAACTTTTTGCATCGATGTCTAATGGTTTGTTTGATCCGTCGGCCATTGCCATCGCTTGTCCTAATTTAAATGAAACATAATCTCCGCTTATACGTTCCTTATCGCCGTAAGTGTTAATACCTCGACTAGATTGTTGTGCCCGGTTAGTAATATGACCTACTTTCTTTTCAATAATAAATTCTTTAGATCTCATAATTATTATCCTGCTAGACTTGAACGTAGCATCCAACCATGCTTGCGATGTGCATCAATGCGCTCTGCTAAAAAATTACTAAATCCTACTTCAGTGTTTTGTTCCGCAAGTTGATAAACCATTTTTAATATATTAATTAACTTTTCATTATCTTGTAGCAATTCAGCAACCATTTGTTCTTTAGCAAGGATACTAGTTTCGTCCTCTATTTGTGTAAGCATACTAAAACGTGTATAACTTGCGGGCACAAATGTATCTAGACTACGAATCTTTTCTGCATAGTCATCTATACTGCCATATACTTCTTCGTATATTTTACCAAATAGATCATGATATTCTAAAAAATCGTTGCCTACAACGTTCCAATGGAAATTGTGTGCTTTTAGATAAAAACTAAAAGTACTGGCAAATCCTATCTTGGCTGCTTTTTGTAATTCGTCCATTTTATTTCCTGCTAAACCATAACTTAAACCATGCTTCTGTGCCCGGTTTAATATCTTGCTCTATCATTATACGAGCTTTTTCACTACCATTATTTGTATTTATTGTGATTGTTGGCTCGGCCCGTTTAGGTATGCCCATATGATCCCATGCTGGATCTTCCGGGGATAGATAGCAGTCATCTTCTTCTTTAGGAACCATCATATCAGCAGTTATCTTTATTTGCCGCCATTCGCTCATTTCTTAATCCATTTATCAGGAATTGTTCCGTGCTTCTCAATAAATTTATCGTGTAATTCTTTAGCTGTTATACCATGCTTACGGGCAATAGTTTGCATCATATGATCAATAGCATCATATCCGGTTGGGTTCTTTAAATCTTTTTCTAGATCTTTAACAGAATCCTCTTTAATAAATTCTGTAATCCTCATTATTTTTTCTCTAATAATCTAATATAACCTGCCATTAAGTCTTCAATATCTTCACGGACTGGTACGCAGTTATTAACACGGGTACCGCCCTTCATCTTAGTACCGGCCTTACGATAACCCTTCCAGCATTTAGGATCTAATCGTTGATCTTCAGTTTCAACGCACTCGGCAGCACTACCTACTAGGTCACCTTGTCTAGCTGGACGTTTCATACTACCTTTTAAGTGTGCGGCTGGTCCTAGTTTATTCTTATCGCTACCAGCAAACGCAGTCTTAGGTAACATAGATTCTAGTTTAGGTTTAATTTCTTTACTGCCCGGAACTTCGTGATCACCTACCTTGGCTTTCTTATAAACTTTTTCACCTGTGCTTGGGCTAATGTAGTATTCACCTTTTTTGTCTTGTCCGATGCTTCTTACTTTGTATTTGGCACCGCTTGAACCTTCTGCTACAGTTGATTGTTTTTTGGAACGGTTTACACTAATTCTTAAAAATTCTTTTTCGTCCTGTTTAGGTCTATCAACGTGTTTATAATTTTGAATATCTTTATATTGTTTAATGGCATCTTTATTAGTAATTTCTGATACACTTTGGTCTTTATTTTTTTTACCTTGTACAGCAGTAGTTTTATTAGGTTGATCCGCAAGTTCTGCTCTAGCATTAGGTATAAATTTGTTTATTGATTTTAATGTAAGTGGGCCTAATACCCCATCAACATCTAAATTTGCTTTATACTTGTCGTTCAACATTTTTTGTATGCGACGAGTAGCTGTTGATTTGTCGGCACTTTCCGCCACACCTTGCTGTCCTATTTCTTCAACATCTTCTGCCGGGACTATCTGTGCTGGGATTGATTTAACTCCTAACAGTTTATAGGCCCAAAATCTATGATGTCCATCTAATACTTGATAACCGTTTTTATATTTGCGAACTAATAACGGGGGAAGTTTAGCGCCCTGTTTTAGTCCTGCTACTATTTTTTCAACATTGGCTCGGCTTTTTGGTTGATTCATTTTAGCATCAGGCTCAAACCCCACTAGTTGATTAGCGGGTATATCTACTATGGCTAAACTATCAAATCCGGTGTCATCTACTTCAGCTCCAAAGTAACTGGGGTCTGTGTAGAGTTTTACCTTGCCCTCCGCCACACCTTGCTCTTTTTGTGGCTCTTTAATTGGCTCAGGTTTCTTACCTATAGGAAAATGTTTTTCAGCATAACGACGGCTATAGTCACTCTTTTCTTTTTCTCGTTGTAGAGCACGTTGCATACGCACACCTGCACTCATAGTTTCGTCGGTGTCAGTTTCTTTCTCATCATCTTTAGTTGATTTTTCATCTTCATAGTCTTGCCAGCCATGATAAACTTGTTCTTTCTTTTTCTTTTCAGTTTCAGCATCTAAAATACCATAATCCGCCCAAGTTTTTTTAGTATCTAATTCTGATATATATGCAGGCTTGGTTAGCGCATTAAATAATCTCTCTGCTACAGGCGCCGGCTGCGGTGCAGGTCGTTGTGGTTGTTTTTGTATTCCCATACCTTTTCTCGTTACATCCATTAAATGTTTTATCCAATCTACACCTAATTTATTGACATCAAATCCTTGTGTCCATAAGGATAATTGTTGTTCTTCAGTAGCATTAGGATCTTTTAAAATATTACGTAGCTTAGAGAAACTCATACCTGTTCCTCTTGGCGTTGCTTCTAGACTAACTTTAACATGCTCGTATCCTTTGAATTTATTAACTGCTTTCATTAGAGCTTGTGCAATGTTCATACCTGCTTGATCTTCCCCTACCATAATAGTGATATTGTCATATCTAGGTGGTTGACCTGGTCTAGGTTGTATTAACTCATGCTTGATTTTTTGCATGAGTGTTCCGCCTTGATCTGTAACCGTACTGATTTGTTTGGCAAACGTTGGATACATTTTATGCCAAGTCTGCACTTTTATATTAGGTGGAATTGGATCATCCTTGCCCTGTGCATTGCCAATAAACAAGTATGGATCACCTTGCACTGACTCAGCTTTCTTGATAGTATAATCAAATAATTGCTCATGACCAATATGACCAACAAAACTTCCTATAGCAACTACAGCAGTCTTATTTTCAGTTTGAGGAATATTTTGTGCATTTGCTTGACTAACTTTCACTGCGGCCTTGGCAGCATTTTTATCAGCAATAACTTTTTTCTGCTCTGCACTGGTAACTTTAATAGGACCTAATCGACTATTGATAACAATACCTTCGTAGTCCTTGCCTAGTAGATCTTTGCCTAATATATTGGGATCTTCAATGATGGCTTTTTCTAATGCAAGTTTAACTGGTTCTAGTGCGGCTGCAACTTCCCGTTTCCTTTCTAATACACCCTTACCATTATCTGCCAGCATTGCTTTAAAGTTTTCAATATTCTCTAAAGGAGGAACAATGGCGGTAACATCAAGGCCTTCTTTTTGTGTAAGACTATTATCAAGGAACATTACGCTGTCTTGCTGGCCTAATGATGTTAATTGCTTTACAATTTTTTGAGCATCAGGTAGATCTTCTCCAGTAGTTGCACTAACTACACGGAATGGCACTAGTGCAAGATTAACTCCTTCTGGCAGTTTATCATAACTAATACCTACAAACTTTAATCTACCATCAGGCGTTTCTGTAGCAAACGGAATGAATAAAACTTCACAAGTGACCTGCTTGTCTAAAAGAAATTCTGGACCTAATTGGCTATCAACTAGTTCAACGGCATTCATCATCTCATTAAAGAGTTCGTCGAATAACTGAGCTCGTCCTAGTATTTCAGGGTCAGTAGTTCCCTTAGTTTGATGGTGTTTGACAAACCCTGCCTCATATCTAGGCGGTGTATTACTAGTCCCCATAAAAGGACGACCGTCTGCACTCTTACCAAACCGCCCACCGAATCCATCAACTTTTACGTTTAATGGAATATTTTCTAATTTAAAATTTCCATTACCGTCGTGTATCTCATCTAATAGGTCTAAAAAATCTAAAGGTTTTAAGTCTCGAAGATGAGGCATGTTTTTTCTAAACTGTGCCTGGACTTCTGCTTCGGCTAAACTATCTTTATAAGGGCGTACCCATTCAAATCTTGTACTTGCTGGAACCCATTTAAGTCCGAGCCCTTTATTGCCTTTAGCAGGATCAGTATCTACCAACAACCAATTTTTTTCATCACTAAAAGGCACACTATGCTGTTTTTTAAGTATGCGAACAATCTTTCCAGTTTGTTCAATCTTACCCATCATGGCATCTTCGTTTAATGATTCCGAGGTTGCCTTTACAGCTTTCTTTGCATGATAAGCATTTTCGTAATCTTTGGCCATTTGTAAAACTTGCTTTCGCATGTTCTTCATACCTGTTTGATCTAAAAGATAATCTATGGCTGTCATCTTTGTTGTAAAGTCAGAAGTTGGATCATCGGCATCGATCATTTGAGCCCCATTTCCAAAATTAATCTTTAGAAATTCTTGCACAGCGATCTGTTGTTGTTCAGGTGTGAAATATTGCTTCATTAATTCTACACTACCAACAAAACTAGCCATCATCTTAGTTTCGTTACCTGTTGCAGGTGTACCAAAAAATTGTTCAAACTGCTGACTCATGTCTTTAATATATTGACTGTCGGCGGTAGACAAAGGAATCATTACAGGAATGCCATTAATTTCTAGAGGAACATTTTCTTGTGCAGTTGGTTGTCGATATTTGGCACGTACTCCGCCGCCACCTACACTGGCTACAGCAAAACTAAAATTAGCATCATGTAGTGGTGGAGGTGGATTATCTAAATCTACTATTAGTTCCTTACCGTCATCACCACCAAATAATTTCATTCCTTTGTTTTTGCCAGCACCTGCTACCTTGGCAATATATTTTTCAGTAGGTGCAACCTTGGCCAATGACCGATATAACCATTGACGGAATACCCCTTTCATCCCTGCTTCTAAATCTTCCCATGCACTGCCATGACTTACCTGCGCCCACTCAGTGGGAATTTCAAATCCTCTTTCATCTTTTGTATAGTCAGAAAATTCTAAATCAACTTGTAGAGTAATAGGTGGTTCATGTACTTGCCATAGCGCAAGCCATTGATCACTGCCCTTCTTTGTACCTAATAGCGTAGCACTACCAATATTAACACCAACGTTCTTGTGTATAAATTCTTCTATTTGTGGTTCGAGTGTTCGATCAATCTGTGTATCAATATCTCCAACTTTTTTCTTTACACGTTGGAAGTCTTTGTCAGTAACGCCAATCTCTTTTGGATTAGCATCGGACACAGGTACCTGCGGATTAAATCTAGGATTCGGTTGTCGTAGCATCATAAACCACTTACTAGAACCACTGATAAATGTTTCTACTTCTTTTTCAATTAGCTCTGGGTTCCATATTGGTCTGCCGTATTGTCTGGTGAATAAGTTATTAATATCAACTAGTAATTGTTTTACCGCAGGCTGCATTGCGGCACGATTTTTTGAATCTATTTTACCAGCACTGTAATTACCCGGCACTCCTGTCCATCCAACAGTGGGGTCACCTGTGGCTGTGTGACTTGCAAGATTGCCACCTTCGAATAATTTTTTAGGAGAAAAAAATTGATTTAATAGCAATTCAGTCTCCTAATTTATATTCGCCTTTGATTATGTCCTGAACATGACGTTCAGCTAATCGTCTGCATATTCCTTTACAAAAGTTTTCATCAAAAACTTTTTTAGGATTACCCTTCATCTTATTCTTTTTAAAAAATTCTAAACAACCGTCTTCTACCATAGGTTGCCAACATTCGGTATATTTTTCTCGATCTAATTTTTTATTCTTTTTAAAATCTTCATGCATTTTCATAGCCATGGGCAGAAAATGTTCCTTATGAAGCCTGTCGTGATCTAAAATAAACCAATAGACATCGCTGGCTAGCTTCTCTCTCTCAGTTTCGGTCTTGTGAGATTTGTTTAATGCTTCTTTATCAGTGTTGCTACCATCAGGTACGCTAAAAAATTCATATAGTTTCATTTTGATTAGTGATTATAGTTGATAGCTTGGACACTACCATTGGGTAGATCTCCGCTTCTATGTATGGTAGAACGTACCCAGACAAAATTACCTGTAAAATTGATATACTCGGTAGTAGTGGTTAGAGCCACTACTGTAGTAGTATTAAAGAATTTAGTGGTGTTATCTACTAAAAACCAGTCTGCTTCAACTGGAGTTGTAGCTAAAGATGCTTGTATAGTAAGAGTCCCAGCAAAATTAGGAGTAACGGTGTAGGTTACAGTATGTAGCCCATCACTGGAACCAAAGTAACCATCACCTTTTTCTTTTTGGCTGGTATAGTAAGTTGTTCCTGCTGAAGAAACACTTGTAGATGGTACAGCAACGCTAGTAGCTGTTGTTGTTCCTGTACCTAATGCGAATTTAAATTGAAGGCTTTGTGCGGGCATTAAGTATTTATGCTATCTTTAGGTATATATTCTAGTATTTTTTTAGAATAGTCCCCTAGGTATAACAGCATCATACTTAACATTTTACGGTCTTCAACGTACATAAACGGGTCTTGTTTCCACTTAACGGTTCCAAGAAAGAACTTTAGTGTGCCGTCTGCTATATGTATTCTATCCCCGTAGTTACTTGTCCATTTTAAAAACTTTTCTCTTTGATCTAGCGGAAAACTTTCTTTAAAATATAGTTTATATTGATATTTTTCAAAAGGTAGTTTATTGCACAGAGATTTTTTGTGCCCGTTTTCTAGTAAAAACTCTAGTTCTTCTTTGCTTCCGGGAGAACTAGTAGCTCTAACCCATTGTTTAAGATTGTGTTTTAATTGGTTGAATACAACTTCATCCCCGCAAAAAATGTTAAAATGGTGTCCTTCAGATCTTATCTGTAGATCTTTTTTTAAAAAAGGTTCTACTGCAAGAGAAAAGTTTCTTAACTGAATTTTATCTATAAATTTATCAGAGGAATAAGAACTGTTTAATTCCTCCCCATTACACCAAATAATAGTTTTTTCAACGCCTAATTGAGATACTTTATATGATCCCCTAACCGTGCATCCTACCTTGTAAGGCCATTTGTTATAGAAAAGTTTTTTAGTTGTTTGGCTGTGCATCTGTACTACTTTCATCAACCCGTTCTTTCTTAACAGGTAGTGGATCTATGAAGTTCAATGTAAGCTGATCGTTCTCAACTCCAATCTCAACTACTCCACCACTAACCAGTTTGCCGAACAAAATCTCTTTACTTAGAGGACGTTTAATAAAATCATCAATGGTTCGCTGTAACGGACGAGCCCCCATTTTGCTATCAAACCCTTTCTTGATAAGATATTCAACGGCATCTGTGTTGGGTCGTACATGAACATTCTTATCTTTGATAAGGCTATTAAGTTCGTCAATAAATTTCTTAACAACTTTGATCATAGTAGTCTGATCTAACTTGCCAAATTTAACAATTCCATCTAATCGATTACGGAATTCAGGACTAAAGAATTTATTAACAGCATCTTTAGGATCTCCGTCACGTTCTAAATTACCAAAACCTACTGAATTTTTTTCAGCATCGCTAGCACCGAGATTACTGGTCATGATAAGAATAGCATTACGGGCATCTGCTTTTTTGCCGTTGCTTCCAGTTACAAATCCATTATCCATAATTTGTAACAGTACAGTTAGTACATCGGGATGTGCTTTTTCCACTTCATCTAATAATAGAATACAGTTAGGATATTCTTGCAGTTTAGTAATTAACTGGCCTGCATTATCTTCAAACCCTACATATCCCGGAGGAGCTCCAATGAATTTGGCTACTGAGTGTTTCTCCTGGAATTCACTCATATCAAATCTCACAAGCTCTACACTCATATTTAATGCTAGTTGTTTGGCCGCCTCTGTTTTACCAACACCAGTTGGCCCTACAAATAAGAAACTACCAACTGGTTTATTAAGACCCTTTAATCCTGCCTGCGCAATAAAGATTTTGTCTAAAAGACTTTCGATAGCTTTTTCCTGGCCAAAAACTTTTGATCTCATGTTCTTTTCAAGATCTTTAAGATTCTTGTTCTCTTTAGCGGCAATTTGATCTAAAGGCAGTCCTGTTATCTTTGCTACTTCGAATACAATTTCGTCATGATCAACTACACCATTTTCTTCGTCTCTAAGTTTAAACCTAGCACTGGCGCAGTCAATTAGATCAATAGCCTTGTCAGGAAGTTTTTTATCAGTCATGTATTTGATAGAATACTTTACACTATCTACTACAGCCTGTTTGGTAATTTTAACATTATGATGTTTTTCATAGTATTTTTTAATACCGTTGATAATCTTGATAGCAGTTGCTTCATCTGGTTCGTTAATAGTCAATCGCTGGAATCGACGCATCAAGGCACGATCTTTTTCAAAATGCTTACGGAATTCTTCCCATGTAGTGCTGGCAATAACCTTAATAGATCCTTTAGACAATGTTGGTTTTAACATATTACTCATGTCATTACTACTACCACTAACTGCCCCAGCACCACTCATCATATGTGCTTCGTCAATAAACAAAATACAATTCTTTTTCCTTTCAAGGGAAGTAAGAACCATTTTCAATCGTTCTTCAAAATCGCCGCGGTACTTACTACCCGCTAGCATAGCACTAATATCTAATGAATATACAGTATGGTCTTTGATAAATTTTGGAACAGTACCTTCTTCAATCCTACGGGCAATTCCTTCTGCCATTGCGGTCTTACCAACACCTGGATCACCAATTAACATTACGTTGCTCTTATGACGACGAGCAAGTATTAGGGTCATGTCTTCAATTTCTTTTTCTCTACCTATAACTGGATCAAGTTTTTTAGCTTTAGCTCTTGCACTAAGATTGGTGCAGAATTGTACAATTAACTTTTCTAACTGTCGGCTATTAACTTCGGTAATTTCAGCTTCGTCGGCGGCAGTGGTGTCTCGTTGGATAAAGTCAATAAACTTATCCTTATCAATTTTTGCCAGCTTCATAAAATAGATAGCGTGACTTTTCTTTTCTGCAAAAATACTCATAAAGCAATCAACTGGTTCAATTAAATTACGTCCGCTAAACAATACCTGTGTAAATGCTCGGTTAAGCATTCTATCAATGGTGTGTGTTTTCTTAGGTTTATCCGTGTGCTCGGAATTAATTATTTCAATTAAATCTGTGGCAATAAAGTTTTCTAGATTTTTCTTAAGTTGACCAGTCTCAGCACCGTATTGATCGAGTAGCTCGGCAAATTTTTTATCAGTTACTAGACTATATAAAAAATGTTCAAGGGTTATAAACTCATGTTTATTCTTTGCCGCAATATTAACTGCACGTTCGAAAATAGTTTCGAGGTCTTTATTTGGTTCTAACACAGATTTACTTCCTTCTTTTTTTTGGTTTTGATTTTTTAACAGCTAGAGCCCACTTTAATTCGCTAACCCTATCTTTAAATACTAATCCTTCTAAATGGTCATATTCATGTAAGAAACACTTACATTCGTAGCCACTAAATTCACCTTCTTCCCAATCGCCTAGACTATTTTGCCATCTTGCCTTAATAGCGGACGGTCTTTTAATATTAGCATAGATTCCGGGAAAACTCAAACACGATTCTTCCAGGTCATGAACAATTTCTGAATTTTCTACAATTATAGGATTAAAGAAACCTTGAGCATGATCTTTGAATTGAGTATGACCCATTACAAACATTCTAACAGGTACACCAACTTGGTTGGCGGCCAATCCCATGCCGTCATTGGCAAACATTGTTTCTAACATATCTTTCTCAAGTTGCTTAGGATCAGTGATAGGATTTTTAAAATTAAAATCTGACATCTGTTGTCTAAGTATATCGTTGGGGAATTTTACAATTTCTAACATAATAATATTTAAGAAATTATTACACGTAGGTTAGCTTTCTGAACCTCAGTAAGGTTAGTAGGTATAGTTATCTTGACTTTGATAAGTAATCTTCCTCGTAGCCTTGAGTCTTGCATATTGGGCATTCCACAACCTTGTACAGATAGTGTTTGACCAAATTGTGTTCCTGGGGGTACAGTTAATTCTAACTCCTTGCCATCGATGGTCTTAATTAAGACTTTTTCGCCTAGAATAGCACTCCACACAGGCATATTCATTTCTTGAACAAGGTCATCTCCTTGCCTATGGAACAACGGATGTTCAGCAATATTAATGGTAAGATGAATGTCTCCTCTTGGTATGCCAGGCGCAGTGTCTTCACCCATGCCAGCTAGTCGTAGCACGGTTCCATTTTGGATACCTGGAGGAATTTTTACATTTAATACTTGATCCCTTCCATTAGGTAGTGTGATATTTGCAATTAAATCTTTGCCTTGAAAAGCATCTTCAAGTGAAATAGTAGTCTGTATTCCTACTGTTCTATTTTGAGCAGGGCGGTTTTGTCTTCCAAAGATATCTCCAAATCCGCCAAAGTGTCTAAAAATATTTTCAAATCCAGACGGGTGCATAAATGGCCCAAATGGATCTTGGAAAGGTTGTTGTGGATTATCGTATTCCGAACGTTTTTTGTCATCGCTAAGTGTGCGATATGCTTCCTCAATTTGTTGGAATGTCTGCGTATCACCACCTTTATCTGGGTGATGCTGGCTTGCCATTTTTCTGTAGGCTTTTTTTATCTCATCTGCGGACGCCCCTTTAGGTACGCCCAAAATTGAATAGTAATCGTTCATAGGTGAAAAAAGGTATAGTTAATAACATTAATTATACTATACCTTTCGTATAAAGTCAATTATTTCTTTTCAGGTACTTTAGTGCCTTCCAATTTCTTATGTACTTTAATTTT